TACTCGGAATATTTATTTCAAGTTCGTACTCCTCATACAACTCAGATTCAAATGAACATGGTGATAATTTTTCGCGACGACCCTTTTTCCCCATACTATTTAGTGATAATTATTTATTAGCCTGTAGTCTAGGCTGGATAGATCCAATTACCTGGGTTCCTAAAAATGCTGTACCCGCACCTTTAGTTGATCTAGTAAACATCCATATCAGACCCGATACACCTGGGATGAGAATTCCAACCGTCACTAATACCGCCCCTATCATAAATGCAGACACTACATTTATATCATGATCTTCGGGATCCAGTGGATTATATGAAACGATAACTGTATCTCCTACGACAAATTTTTTACTACCCTTGTTTGTCTTAGTACCATTATACAAGTTTCCGTCTACCTTATATTCATATTCAAACTCGCAATCCCATTTATGTTTATTACGTTCCTTAATTCTGGCACACGACGATTTTTTTATTATACCAGTAACTTTTTTGGAATACTTGTTCTTTTTACGCACAAGGAATATACCTATTATGAAAAATATCAACCCAATAAATAACGATTTCAAAAAATTCCAAAATGCTAACCAGCGGCCTGCGACATTACCAACGCCAATGACCGTATTGGCTATAGCCATTTATATACGTGTATATTATTTTCATACTAAATAAGAGATGCTTGCTTTATTCTGTAAACCAGTTGTTGTAATCGAACCTCCCAAGAAACCAATCATCACTCCCCAGGACTGTAGAATTATACATGTAAAAGAAGTAAAAGATAACGCCCTCATGTCAGAATTTTTAGAACCGGTTGAATGGTTAAATGCACCACCGGTCATCATTGAACGCGAATCAGGGGGAGAGTAAACGTATGAGATTCGTACTATTTTTTAGTTTCATGAAAATAACTTCATCACATTCACCTCCTTTAATCACCATTATAGGTTCACCACATGTCGTTCCACTCGTTTTATACCGATCGCATGCATTAGCCGTGCGTTCAGTAATATTCATATGTTGTGAATACCCGATAAAGGTCTTGTCAATCACACCATCACCATCACGAGCTTCGACAGTCGCTTTAACGGAATATGCACCAAACTCCCACGGTTTAATCATATCGGGGGGTGGAGGTGGTTCTGCGAGAAATGATGCTTTATTTCCCCCGAAACGCTTACGTAGGGCGCTAGCTGGGGTGAGCAGAAGAGTTGCAAGTGCCTGCATTAATATAACTACGTCCAGATTTTTTAAGTGTACTTAAGTCGAGATGATATTTAACAAAATGCAAGATGAATATTTTCTTCCTTTCGTTGATTCCGGAGGAGATCGCAGAACTTTCATGTGATCAACATGTTATCAAGATTCAGTTAGAGATCGCTCAGATGTTATATACCGCGTGGTACTACGCCAATCAAGAACCCTACGTTCGCGAACACGCACCGTATACGAAAAACGGGTCTCAACGTGGATACAAACCCGCACATAAGAAACACCCCATGACGATGTGGATCTCTTCTAGTCTTCGTAATTACATGTTCGCATGTGATATTGGACTGGCTCTTTCAAAAGAATACACGAAGCGATATGGTAAAACTCACACATGTGAAGAACATCTGCGATGGCTCAAGAATAATGTACCCCCTCATTTTGATGAGCATATTAGTGATACTGCTTACTACTCTGTTCAGGGTATCCCAGAGTGTATGCCCGCGGCGTATCATTGCCCAAACGTGATCGAAGCGTATCGCAAATATTACGTCAACGATAAGGCATCTTTCGCGCGCTACAAAACGGGTACACCCTCTTTCATGCGGGACATAAAGGTTTAGATTGTGAATGTTTCATGTATAAAGTAATTCCGTGGTGTCCACATGAGAAGAAGTATCTCCAGTGTATGATATGTAATAAAGGACCTATATGTATTCACGGTGATATTCAAGATATGTGTTGGTATTGTGTGGAAGGTCAATTTTGTGATCATAAATGTCTTAGATTTAAATGCCCAATTTGTAAACCTAAACCAAAATAATTTGTAATGTAATATAAATGAGTAACTTACAGAAGAAGATACCCTTTATGGCGGCGGTGTTCGGACACCTTATTTTTCAAATATTTGTCGCGTACAGAGCCGCCGAGGCGACCACCCGGAATATGAATTTAAAATCTGTTGCAGAGTCCAATAGATTATTCTTAGGATTAGCTTCGCTCATTTTAATCGTTTTTATGTCTTTAGTACCTTTACCTATACCCGTAAAGGTGGCTGTTTTCAGCATCATATCTTTCCTCGGAGGTATGAGCCTTCATAACATACCAAACTTACAAGAAGCTTTACTCGAGGTGATCGGTATATTCATTCTTATGTTTGCGGTGGGGGTGATTACAGTGCAAATGGGATTCAAACTTAATATTCTAGGTAATGTGCTATTCTTCTCTCTTTTAGCGGTATTGATCGCTCGGATCATTAACACGTTCCGGACACCCTCTCCAACCCGTGCTCGTAATAATAAAGCTTACACTAAGATTCTTACATTAATATTTGTACTTTTCGTTGTCTATGATACGAATATGATATTGCAGAGAAACTATGGAGGCAATTTCGTAAACGCATCTTTGGATTACTTTTTGGATATTATTAATCTTCTTCGTCTAACCGCTAATAACGAATAATCAGACTTGCCGGGAATCGAACCCGGAATGCTGGATTAGAAGTCCAGAGTGATATCCGTTTCACTACAAGCCCTGCCCCCGACGAGATTCGAACTCGTGACCTCCGGCTTACAAAACCGACGCTCTACCAACTAAGCTACAAGGGCGAATGGTGATTTTTTTATACTGCGCGTTATATTTAGTCAACGGGTCCGATGACGGAATCCAAGATCGCTGGGTACAACGCGTTTCCTTTTACATGATCAATGAGTCGCTTGCGGTTCTCGAGATGAAGCTTCTCAACATCCGCCTTGTTCTGTCCCACGTAAGGGACTGCATAACCCTCGTCACACATCCACTTATTCACATTCGTCCATTGGCCACCTTCGCATACCCACACTTCGGCTAGAATGCGTCCAAACTTACCTCGAGAGTCACGTTCGGGGCAGCGAAGTTCGATCTCGATATCGTCCTTTTCAGATGCAACGGCTTTCATACACCATTCCTTCAGTTTCTTCTTGGACATAAGTCCGAAGACCTTTTCAACCTTATCAGAAGTTCGAGATTCGGGTGTATCGATACCTAGAAGACGAACTCTTTGCTTTGTGCAAACGTCGAAGCCGAGATCGATACAGACGTCGATGGTATCTCCATCAACAACCTTTTCCAAAGAAGAAACCTTGTAGCGAAAGTTACACTCAGGAGAATCGTAGGACATTTTATTAAATATGTTGTCTATTCTTTAATCATCTTGTTTTCTAGTCAAATGCTCTTGTGCAGCGAGGTAATTTGTTGTTGTAGCCCATTGACCATTCGAATTATTAACCATCATCGTGATGAGTTGGACTTTGAGAGTGTTTGGATAATTAGGAAAATTTTTTTCGACATATTCAGTCGCGCGTTCGGTATAATACGCAATCGAGTCGAACGACTGGCGTTCGAGTTCGTCCCAAGAAGCGGTAATTGTATAGATGGGCATGTTTATACTTAAATTAAACGTATATATAAATTTAACTTAAGTGTAAATTTTAGATTTTAGATTTAGACGTGATTATCTCGACATTTTTATAAGGTTCTTTACGACGTCGGGTTTAAATAGGACTAAAAACCAATGAAACAATATAGATATTATAGCTGCCCCAGAGATGGCATATTCATCCCAGCCTGGAATACTCTTTTTTGCTCATATAAGCTGTATGAATATAGTTCCGAATATCATCGCCATTCGAACTAATACTTCAACATTAAGTAGCCAGTTTCCAGCCATTCTTAATATATATAAACATAATTTCTGATATAATAGTATGGTATGTTTTGCACACTCCTCGAGCGACTCATATAAATACAGACTAGCAAAAACTAGGAAAAATGTCCTGAATAATCTATACGAAAAAGAGGCTGTTAAAACGCAACCAAAAAAGATACAGTTAGATAATTTACGTCTTCATCTACGCTTCAAGGAAGCTATAGAGGAAGCCGAAGAGATATGTTCAACTGATAAAAATTCTAAAGAGTGTCATTTCGCTTGGTACGAAGTTGACGAATTAGAAGATTCTATCGCCCGCTGGTATCATCGACACGACTCACAGTGACTGTAGCGGGCTCTTCGCTATATGTGTAATATTTTATAGAAATACCAAATATACGTTTCATATGCGCATTTAATTCTCCGTTAATAGCCCCTTTCCAGTCTCTTAACGTAGTCTCAAAGTATTCTGCGCCATCTTCACCGAATACCCTAGTTCTGAAAAATGGCTGCGCACGAACCCATTCCATATGTCTATTCACGGTTGCGGGAACGGGTCGCTGCTCTTTTTCCACAGACTCGATAATATCGATAACATAGTACCCATGTCTATCCGAGATGATATTTGCCTGCATCCCCGGGTACCCCTTTATATATGCTTCGAAATCCGCTCCACTCGGAAGCGTGACGTAAACGTTTCGAGTACTTGACGGTAATGGCGAATCACCTTTAGCGGTCGATATACCGGGATGTGTATGATACGAAATATACGCATTTCTAAATAGTCCGACAATATGCCCATTCACTCGCATTCTTTCTTGTGACGTAAACCTGGTCGGAACGTTAAATTTAACCGTATTTCCGTTAGATACAAAATCTATTTTTCCACCGTACTCCCATCGTTTAAGAGTTGAAAGATTGTTTATCGCGCGTAGATCTTTTATGATACGCTTGGGAAGTTGTATGGTCGCTCTTGTATTCGACACGCGAACAACTTTCGCTACCATCTCCAAATCCTTACGTTTGGCGCTATTAGCTATGGGTATGTAGTTCGACGGAACCCGCCTTCGTTTGCCGAGCATACCCGTCCCTACCGTATTCACGTTCATAACATTTCTTCTAAATAGATAGTTTTCCGTATTTCTGTTTCCCTGATTTATGTTCATAGAGGTGTTACTCGACCTTTGCACGGACATCTTACTATAAATATACAAAATTATTTCGTCTTAGTAACCTTAAGCGCCGTAGATCTACTTTTCACCTTCTTAGGATCTAGACGATTTATACTACCTCCCTTAGGATTGAACATCTTTTTGTGCGCTTGCCAATATTCTGGAGCCCCCACCTTGAAATTCTTATGTAAATTTGCTTTGTACCAAAATACACAATCTTCTATACGATTACTTTTGCTTGTATTATCTAGAACTAAACATTCATAATTCTCGGTACAACTGTCCATAACTTTGTTGAACATATCGAACGTCGGAAAGATTCCAAAGAACGATTTATACAACTTCTCTCGATTCTGGATTATATTTTCCCTGAGAACAAACACGTAATCAACGTTAGCGCGAAGTGCAGGAGGTAAGTCCATGCAATATTGCATAGTCAGCATAAAAAACAATTTCCAGTGTCTACCATTCATGAAACATTGCCGAATACATGTGTCGCGCATAAATTTATTATCGTACATACAGTCGTCCAATAAGAGAAAGGCTCCACAGTTTTTCTTTCCCGCTCCAACCAACTTTCTTTGACGATCCATCACACGTTCAATAGCCTCTCTATCATAGTCGCCGTAGATGAACAAGTCCGGTATAAACTGCTGATAATAATGATTACCTTCTTCTGTAGCAGACAATACTATTCCAGCTGGTAAATGCTTCTTGTGCCACAATATATCGGTAACGAGCGTAGATTTACCTGTATTTCTCTTACCGATGAATACACATACTTTATCATCGGCCATACCCCCTGGTTTAAATTTTCTCAAACGTAAATCCATCTATATTACTGCCCCGTTTTATTTCACAAAATTTTACTCACATCTAGTAAGAATGGCTGGTCGAGCTAGAATCGCAGTCACAGGAATCCAGGATCAATGGCTTTCTGGAGATCCCAGTTACTCGTATTTCGTCACGGTATTCAAAAGACATACCCGATTTTCTACCGAAACCGTCGAGATACCTTTCACAGGCGATTTCAAACTTGGAAGTAATCTACGATCCATAATACCTAATAATGTCGGTGATCTGGTTAGATCGATAACTCTTAAACTTCAATTAGGGACCCTACCCACACACACGTCCACCGAAAAATACTATTACAATATTCCGACAGCGAAAAGTTTGCTAAAGTACGTGGATCTTAAGATAGGTGGTCAAACTATTGAACGACTCACAGGAGAATACATAACCATGTACGATCAACTGCATAGTAATAAAGATGACGTCAATCAGACACTTTACTTTTTAAATGGTCAGGGGAATCATTTAACTGTATCTGGGTCGTATGATACGTTTTACGTAAATCTTCCCTTTTATTTTTTCCGGAACCCAAGTTTGGCTATACCCGTGTGTGCACTCAAAAAACAGATGATAGAAGTAGAATTAGTGTTTAAAGATATAGATGACGGCGTTACGTTCAAATACACTCTTCAAGAAAATGGGTCCGTTACTCGAGATATCACCGAGGACGGGAGGATTTTGAACGCATCCGTCTTGATAGACTTTTTCTTTGTTACCGAAGATGAACGTAATTATTTACTTACACGGCCAATGGATTATTTGATCACGCAGTTACAAGTGTCTACAATACCATTTAAACCAAATGAATCTAAGAAATCGGCGCTGTTAAAGTTTACGAACCCCGTAAAGGAGTTATTCTTTGTAGCAAAGGAAGATGTGAGTACACAAGACACGTTATTAACTACATTGAAAAGTGACCAGTCATTTTCGACCGCGATAATTGGTACGGGTAACCAATTGAAGCGTTCCGATCACAGGTTAATAAAGAATGTACGTCTAGATTTTAACGGTAAAAATATATTCGATTACTCGGGTACGTACTTAGCGTATGGTCAGTCTTTGAAGTACCATACAGGTTGTCCAGATCCCGCTTACGAATTTTATACATACTCTTTTGCACTCGATCCGGAGAAGTATTACCCGACTGGGCAGGTAAACATGAGCCGTATTATACATAAGAAGTTAGATGTAGAATTAGACGAAGTATCTACGACTAGGAATATCAATGTGAGAGTTTACGCTTTAAGTTTTAACATCCTTCGTATTCAGGGAGGATTAGCGGGTTTAAAATTTTAACATGTTATAATAGAAATGGCTGGTAGAGTACAGCTAGCCACAACGGGTAGTCAGGATGAATACTTTACGGCGAATCCTGAGTATACGCACTTTATTGATAGCTTTAAAAAGCATACAAATTTCTTTATGTATGACGTAAAAGCCAAATTGGAAGGCGAGATAGACTATGGTAAGACCTTACGATGTACGTTAGATAACGATTCGGGAGATTTACTTAAAGGTGTACGATTGCACATAGAACTTTCCGAACTTTTACATAACGGTACGTATAGGAAATATACAGAATCTATAGGTCATGCTATCATAGAATACGTAGACATATTCATAGGTGGTCAGCGTATTCAGCGTGTACATCGCGATTGGTTACAAATATACTCCGAACAGTACATAACACAGACAAAGCAGAAAAATCTCGATAAACTCATCGGAAAATGCCCAAACGAAATATCCGGATCTCCCGTTTCTACACACGTAGACGGATATCTGGATAACGCTACTACCCCACGGACTTTTATAGTGGATATTCCATTTTTCTTTCATAATAACCCGCAACTTGCAATTCCGTTATGCGCATTGAAGGTCCAAGAGATTGAAATTGAGATTAAACTAAGTGAAAAGGACCGTTGTTTACACAACTGGGTTGGAATCACGGATA